CTTTAATTATACTTAAGGTTTGTTGTTCTGATTTACCAAAATGATGTGTTTTTATAACTAAAGAAACATTCTCACTTGGATTAAATTCTCCATGGAATGCTTTGATTAAATCGTCTAGATTTTTTCTCCAAATAGATTCTCCAATAAAATAAAAATTATAAGTGCTTTCTAAAACCTTGAACTGTTCTCCAAATTCTATATTTGTTTTGTGGCCATATTTTTCAATATTACAAGGCAGCTTAATTACAGATATAGATTGTTTAATATCACTTTCTTCTAGCATTCTTTTTTCAAATTCTGTCGATACCCATATCTCATCCATTAAGCTAAGGGGATAATATAATTCGGTGTGCTTAATTGTATTTTCCAAATGAAGTAGTGATATATTTTTAACACCTCCATAATGCTTAGTCATATGAGGAAGACAGTGTTGAATGATTATATCATAACTATCATAGCTTTTATTTTCCAAACCTGAAAATTCTTTAGAATCTTCAAAAGAAGAGATGTCGTCATTATAAAACATATCCCTGTTTGTATATAATGGTCTAGCAGCTATATTATAACCAGTTAGCTTTAAAGCCCTAAGATATTCCTTAGAAGCATTGCCCCAACCGTCTTTTTGTCTATAAGGACCGCAAAAAAGTATATTTTTCATTAATTATTAACTTTCTGTACATGATCATATAACTTATTAGCATAATCTATGTAATCTTGCTGTAACAATGAATTTGGATTTACTCTTCCTGATTCACAATCAATAGAGTTTCTATGTATGGCTGTGCATAGATCAATAAACATTTGCCTTGAAAAGGCAGATCTGTCGGTGATGCGATGTCGATACATAATTCGTAAAGTCATTATTTTTTCAAAATATGTATTTAAAAGCTCTGGCTTTTGCGCAATATTTACAATAACCCATTTGCAAAACTCAGAATCGGATAAATTATCAGGAACAGTTTCTGGAATTTTTGAAAAAGTTTTTGGAGGAGTCTCTTCCCATTTTCCTTGAAGGCCAGTTAATTCCGCATTATCAATATAATCTTCCCATACTTTAGCTGTATTATCCCAATTCCAATGTTTTTCAGTTGCTATTCTAGAAGATATACCCAGATGCCTTTTTGCAGACTGTGGAAGTAATGCAAAGTCATAAAGATTTTTTCCGAAAACTTCATTATCAGGAATCAATCTTTTTGCATGAGTCCCGTTGTCCCAAAACATTGTTTTAATAGGTATTTCAATTCCTTTGGAATAATTTAAAATATCTTCCATAGCAGAATAATTAGGAGTCATAACTGGAATTCCACAGGCAGCAGCTTCTACTTGAGGCATTCCAAATCCTTCGCAAACAGAATATTGAATATACGCATCATACGTATTTATAATACGTGCTAGATTAGCATCACTTGTTGCCATGCTTGTAGAAGGAAAACTACACATAGATCCGCACTTACATATGGGGAAATTACTAAAAAGCCCCATTGTCGGATTCTTACATTTTGAACAAACCTGTGTCATCAACACATTATTACTAATACCCATATCTCTAATAAATTGTGGTATGTCCCAACCTGAGTCGGGATAACCACAATGAATATGTAAATAACTTCTTTTTGCTATTTCTGCGTTACCGTTTTCGTAACACAGGTCTAGGTATTTTTTAAATGCTTCGAAAAGATCTGGATAGAGTTTTCTCATTTGGTTACGCATAATAGTACCAAAAATGATCATTTCTTTATCAAGACCAAAGTGTTCCCTACATTTGTCCTTCTGTAAAGGCTTAAACTGATTAATATCAACGCCTGGAGGAGCTGAAGAAAAAACTTTAATTTTTTCAGACTGTTCTTCAAGAACTCTTTTTCCATATTCAGTATAGACTAAGATTCCATCAGCTGATTCAAAATCATATATAAACTCTGGTTTTTGTGGTGCAGAATCAACAGTTGGCATTAATACAAGATGAAAAAAATCACGCAGTTGAGAATTTACCACGGCTTTTATCATCCAGGGATCTCTTACATCAATAACAAAATCTGGCTTAAAGTCTAAACAAACACGTTCAAATCTCCATCTGCCAAAAGGGGCATCTGCTGTAGTATCATATATATCTTTTTGCTTTTTTTGCTCCTCCAGTTTTTTCTGTTCTGCTGTAGTTAGTCTGTTATTAGGCGCTGCTAATTGCGACTTTTTTATCATGGAGGTATCGGGCATATTTCCATAATATTTCCATTTTAATTCATTTACTGGAAGTCTTGCGTCAGCCATTTCTCCATAACAACCTAGTTCTGCTAACTCATATTTTCCAGTAGCAGCTAGTCTTTTAAGAATTTCTTTTCCATATTTAGCAAATCCAGTATATAGAAAATGGGCCTCATTTACTATGAGTATTCTCTTTTTTCTTTTTTTCATTTCCATTTTTAATCTTGCTTATAGCCGTTTTAAATGTGTTGTTAGCCCAACCTCTAGAATACCCAAGTTCTTTTCCTATTTCAAAAAACGTATGCCCCTGCAATCTTAAGTTAATAACAGATTTTTCGTTGTATGTTAACTGTTCAGGTAAATATTCCCAAAAATAAGAATCTATAATTAGATTATCCTCTAAATACAAATTTTCGTCCATTTGTATTTCTTTTTTATTATTTTTTTTAAGATGCCTTAAAATTTCCCACCGCACATAAAGCCAAATTAAAGTAGAAAGTTTAGCACGAGACGGATCGTATTTTTTAATAGCTTTCCACATACCAATACGCCCCAGTTGAACAAACTCATCCAACTGTTCTTCATTCTGTGGATTAAAAGATTTTGCAACTAAAACAACTAGCCCCATATTATTTTCCATGATGGAGTCTAGTTGTTCTGTTGCAGCATTAGTTAGATCACCACCCATTAAAATGGGATGTCTTCTCCAGCAGCCCCTGAATCCGCCGTAACTGGCGCTGCCTGTGTTGATTTTTGATCACGAAAATTAGATTCGGAATCTTCAGATTCGGGAGCACGATAAAGTCGCTCAAAGTTATTTACTCTAACTTTCAACTTAGAACGCTTCTGTCCATCAGTCTCCCAAGTGTCGAGCTTCAATGCTCCTTGCACTAAAATAGGATCTCCGCGATGGAAATATTGCCCTAGAGTATTAGCGCCCGTATCCCATGCTTCACAATCTACATAAGTAGTTTCCTTATCGCGAGTTCCATCAGCACGCTTAAAATGACGATTTACCGCAATCGTAAAATTAGCGACTTGCGTTTCTCGTCCACCAGCATTGATTTGCCGAACTTCAGGATCGCGGGTGAGATTGCCTTTTAGAACTACAATGTTCATACCTTTTCCTCCAAAATAAAAAACAAAAATTAAAAAATAAAAAATGACGGTTTTGTCTTCTCTTCCATCTTAGATAAGAACCGTCTGAAACTTACTTTTTTTGATAGAAGTAGTTTATCATAATATACTCTAAAAACTGAATATGTCAAGTCAATTGCCACATTTTTTTAACAATCAAACTATCGCTATTTCTTGATCTATCTCCACTAACAAGAACAGTATTTTCCGCAACACAAATTCCTTTACTGCGAATTTCATCCCAGTCATTTGGAAATATTACGCAATCCATAGAGCATTCGCCGTCACTAACAGTAACAAAAGCCATTTCCTGTTCATTGTTTCTAGTAATATGGGTTTTTATTTCGTCGATTTGACAAGCAATAAAAATTCCGCTAGTTTTTTCCTTATGTTTCTGAAATTCTAAAATAGTGCAATTTGCTTGATCCGCATTTTTGCAACCATCTAGAATTGAAGCAGTAATGGAAATTCCGAGTCTGGCTTCTTCTACCCTAGCAATCCAATCGGGAGCATCCCTTAAAGCATAAGGCGGATTTACAACTAAGCTTAAAATGTCTTTCATTTTCTGTATTCTGTTTTTATTAGCACACGGACCCTTTACTTTTTTATCAGGGTTATCATGTCGTTTTAATGATTCTTCCAATATTTGTTTTAGCGAACTGGCATTTTTTATATTCTGCTTAATCCACGCATGTTCTTTATTTGTTAATTTGGAATATTGTTCATAATCAAATAACATTTGCGTTCTTGCTGTTTTTAAATAGTCTAAAGCTCCTGCTTCAATCATACCAGCTACTACAGTGCTACCTACATCTTGCGAAAAATATACAAGAAAATCGGTCCATGACCAATCTTTGCGAGGGCGATTAATTGCTGTTTCTGCAAGATAAATTGCATTAGCAACTTTTACGACAGCGCTTTTCCCGATTCCTTTAATATTAGAAAGACCGAAATAAATTTTGTCATCATAAGGATTATATGTTGGTTGTCCTGGTACAGAATTCGAGATACGTTTAAAATGTTCATTGGCGTATCTAAAATCTGGGGGGTAGATATTAATACCCATGACTCTAGCATTAGCAACTAGTAATTTGATTTCATCAAACTTCTTCTGCTTATCTTTGGCATACCATAGATATGAAGTAAAGAATGATGCTGGAAAATGTGCTTTTGCATAAGCAGATAAATAACCATTCATTGCATAAGATACTGAGTGGCTTTTATTAAAAGAATATCGTTGTGATTTTTCGATCTGATCCCACAGCTCTTGGGCTTCTTCTTTATTTAGAATTCCTTGTTTTTCACACCCTTCAAGAAACTCATTTTCAAGCTTGGCCATAATGTCGGCCTTTTTCTTACCAATAGCTTTACGAAGTACATCAGCTTGTTGGAGATCAAAGCCAGCAATATCCTGGGCAATTCTCATTGCCTGCTCCTGGTAAATCATTTCACCAAAGGTTGGCGAAAGAATAGGTTCTAGAGCAGGATGTGAGATTGTAACTTCTTCTAGACCGTTTTTTCTATCCATGTAATGCTCGGCAATATTCTTACCGTCACGAATAGATTGGATACATCCAGGTCTTAGGATTGCAGATAGAGCTGCAAGCTGCTCAATATTTTCTGGTTTGAGCTTTTTAGCGTATTGTTGGCCGAATCGTGTTTCTAGTTGGAATACGCCTTTGGTATTACCTTCACCAATTAAATCCCAAGTTCTTTGGCAATTAAGAGGAAGATCAAAATCCCACTTTAGCTTGACTGGCGGCCCTTCTTCCTCAACTTCAAATTTGCAGCCACACTCAAAATATGCATAACCATTCTTAATCTCGATCATATTACAAAAGTCCTACAACAAAAAATAACCAAATAAAATAAAAGGTATACTTCTATTATACTCTATTTTTCAAATTATGCCATAGCATTTTTGAATTTTACTTTAGAAGATGTTCGTCTATGCAATCTCAAGAATTTTTGGATTACCAGTGCTTCATCTCGAACATCGTTTAAAGCATCATGAGCGCCATGACCAGACATACCAAAGAATTTTCTCAATTCGTCCATACTGTATGATTTAGGCTCTGGCAGATTTTCAAACCAGTAGAAAGCCATTTCCATAATATCAATACAATCTCTTGGATTAAAGATTTTTTGCTCTTCTTCTTTAGTAATATATCCGAACCGCTCGCAAAGCCGATCTGCAATCACGTTATCGAAGCGTCTAATATTAATGCCTGCTCGAATAGGTGCGGTAAATCGGCTTCTACGAGACTGGTTCTTATTATAAATTAAAAGGTAATTTGTGAAATCATCCCAGACTTGCTTTTGTTCAGGAGCATCCAACCATGTTTGGTAAATGCCTTGATCAGCTTTATCGCGATCTTCCTGAGTTAAGTCGTCATAATTCTCTGTGTAGTTCTTGGCGTGCCAACGAATGGTATCACAATGTTTTTCAAAATAATCTTTTTCATCTATACCTTGAGGCCTCATCCAAGAACAAAATTCTGAATTGTCAACAATCTCTAAAGTAATTGGATTGATCATGCAAGCCGCAATTTGTACTGGCTCGCATTTTTTAGGATTACTTCCATCAGTTTCAAAATCGTATACACAAACAAAGTTCTTCACAATATATTCCTTATTAAATTTATTCTTCTTCTTTTTCTTCCTCGGTTTCAGCTTCTTCAGCTTCTTCAGCTTCTTCAGCTTGGATTTTTCCAGCAACCATTTCTTTAATTTCTTCTTGCACATCCTTAAAAACGCCTAAAAAATATTCTTCATCTTTTTCTTCAGGTTCAAGTGTTTCTTCAGTAAGTATATTCACTGATGGTTCGTTTGGCAACATTTCACCAATGTGAGATTCAGAATCTCCTGATATTACTTTCGTACTCCAATCAAGTGACAATCTATCTTTAGGATCATTTGTATTTTGTGCTACTACAAACAACCCCTGTCTTTTTTTTGTTACTACGTACTCAGATAATCCGTTGTTTTCGTAATAAAAAATGCCACCTAATTCAAGGTCGCCAGCAGATGTGTCGTAATTCATTATAATTTCTTTCTTTAATTTTAAAGGTTCGGATTCAGGTTCAGGCTCTGGATCTTCTTCTACCAAAATTACTTCAGTTGATTCATCCATCATAGTGAAATTTTGCTTTGTCGTAACCCATGAGCAATTATATCCAGGTGAACAACAGCTTTTATTACGCTTTTTCAGCTTTGTAAAAACAGTATCCTCTTTAACATCGTTTAATATTAGATTTTTCCAGTCAACGACATAGAATTCGTCGTTTATATCAAGCTCTTGAAATTTCATTTATTTCTCCTAAGCATAAATCTTGTTGAACACCCATAGCTTTATCTAGAGCAGTAATTCCTAAAACGTCAAATTTAATTCCGCCGACGTTTTCCAAGTCTTCCATTTCTAAACCAGCTATTTGTCTTCCGCTTTCTGTATCTAAAACCATGGGACACATATTCGCCAATGGTTCTGGAGCAATAACAACCCCAGCAGCATGTTTAGATTGAACTGTTTTAGTACCTTCTAATCTAATGGCTTGTTCAAATCTAGGTGCTAATGGGCCTGTTAATTTTCCGCTATCTTCAATTCTACACCATTCAGAAAGTTTATCAGGAGTATTTTCCAAACACCATTTAATGATTGAAGATTCTCCCTGATCCTCTTTCATCTTCTGTAATTCATCCGCAATCTTTTGTTCTTCAATAATATTTTTAGTGATTTTATTCATTTCTTCAAAAGGAATTCCGCCATAAGCACGCAAAACATCCTTAATTGCCCCACGTCCCTTCATGGTCGTAAATGTAATCATTTGGCCGACATTCTGCTCTCCATACGTATCTCTCATATACTGAATAACGTGTTCGCGAGCATATTTGGGAACATCCATATCTACATCTGGCATAGATACTCTGCCTCCCGTGTTACGACCAGCATTATAAAATCTTTCAAAAATTAAGTCAAAAGGCATAGGATCAATTGAAGTAATACCCAAAAGATAAGATACTAGACAACCAGCAGCGGAACCTCGTCCAGGTCCAGGCAACCATCCGCTTTTTCGCACGAAATCTATAATATCTGCAACAATTAAGAAATAACTAGATAGCCCTGCTCCTTGCAGAACCGCCATCTCTTTCTCGATTCTCTGAACATATTCTGGATGCTTCTCTTTGGGTACTACGTTTTGAATCTTCTGCCTCCAACCTTCTCGACACAAATGACGTAAATACTCCTCTGGATTCATCCCGTCTGGACAGGGGAAATTTGGAAGCATTGGTGGACGTAGAATGTTTTTGTATTCCTCTACCCTGGCTGCAAAAAGATTTGTGTTGTCCAGTTCCTCTGCCGTATGCCATTGACGCATCTCCTCATATGATGGAATATGGTATTGATTAGATTTGAAAAATGTTCCAAGTCCAAATTCAGGCCTATTAGCCTGTTGGATAGTGGTTTTCATATTAGAACATAGTAGAATTCTTTGGTCTTGTGCGTCTTCTTTGCGAGCATAATGAGCATCAGGAGTAGCAACGCATGGAATTCCAGTATCTTTACTAATTTCTCGAATACAATCAGCAACAATCTTTTGAGTTGGGTTTAGCACACAATCCATTAACTGAACTTCTAAAAAGAAATTATCTTTACCAAATGTATCACTAAACCATCTTGCTAAACGGGTGCCTTCTGTTTTCCAGTGATTGGAAATCTCACCATCTTCATCAAATAGAACGTTGGCCATATTAGATCCTAAATGACCACTAAAAGCCATTAAGTTTCCTTTTTGTGCAAATGGTTCTATTTGTTTTAAACTTAGGCGTGGTTTATGATAGAAATGATCCTTTTGGTTAGCCATAGAGACCATTTGTACTAAATCTCTCCATCCTTGATCATTGCGAGCAATTACGCACAAATGAGCCAATTTCCTGTTACGATCATTCTTCACATCGGCATTTTCTTTACAGATGTAAAACTCACATCCTAAAAGAGGCTTTTTACCAGACCTATTCATCTGTGATAGAAACTGAATGTGCCCACTCATAGAACCATGGTCTGTCAGAGCAGAACCTTCAGAACCTATTTCTTCACAACGAGAAGAGATATCTTCTGGTTTGCTAAGACCGTCGAGTAGGCTGTAGTGAGAATGAACGTGTAACGGAAAATATTTACTCATTAATAACCACCGTAAATCTAGTATCAAAATGTTTTACAAAAATAGGCTTAATTTCTTCCCAATCAATATTAGATGGAGCAGACATTAAAACTCTGTCCCAACCCATCGTATCTACAAGTTTTTTCATTACTTCGCAAGACAAAGAAATGGTTTCTTTATCTGGAGTATTTTTAAATTCTTCTCTAGTTGGAAATGCTGTAATAAATGTTAAATCAACATTTCCTTCAAGTTCCTCTGGCTGATTTTTTCTTTTAAGAAAAGTTGGATTGCACATAACTCCATCGGCATTTAAACCTGTTACAAGTCTATGTCCCCAGGTTTCACACAATCCTTCAAATCTTTCTTTGAACTCTTGCTCAATACCTGTTTCCATCACCAGCATTCCATTTCCTCTAACACTTTTAGTGATATCACACACGATTGCATCATAAGGCTCTTCAGCATTACCGTTTTCATTATAAACTTCGTCCCAAAAATTGCAATCTTTTTTTTCGATAATCATTTGGTTTCTTCCTTTACTTCACCTGGAGCATCATATTTATTAATATCATGTCCTTTAGCAGACATATTTTTTATAACAGAATTCATGGATCTATTCTGTAAACAATATTTGGTTTGTTCACACTTAGTCATACATTGACCTTTTGGGGTCACTTCTCCCTCTCTACGCTCAATAATCGGTTTGATATGAGTATCTTCAAAAGTCGTTGTTCCATAATGACAAAATTTAGTACATTTCCAAGACTTATTTAACGCTGGCATTTCACTGTTTTTAATATCTTCAAATTTTTCCTTTAACATATTCTCGATTTTTGGAATATCACTTCTGGAAAAACAGATAGTAAAAGGACCACCATCGTTTATAAAATAAATTACAATCTGAATATTTTCAATGTCTGGATAGAGATGTTGAGCAGCGTAGTAGTAAAGCATTAATTGCGGGTCTTTGTTTAATGCCGCATAATCCTTTTCCTCTCCAGTTGCCCAATTTAATCTTCTTCCAGTTTTCCAATCTAAGATTTGGTATGTCTCGTCATCAATTTTACTAATTTGATCTATCGTACCTTTTAAGGCCAAGAATCCTTCTACAGTATCTCCATTAGGAAGTTCGTACTCATACATTGCCCAAGGTTTATTTACTTCGAAATCAAAAGCCTGTTCGGCTTTAACCATCTCAGAGTTTCTAGGATCAAACTCTCCGTCTCGATATTCAAGAGCCTTGTACGTCCATTGAAAACAGTGCTTCCTGTCTATCGGCTTCCATTTATGAATAGAGTAATGGACATAGTAGTCATAACATTTACCAATTAGATCATCTACATCATAATCGGAAACGTCTACCGTGCCCACAACATCGTCTTCAAAAGTGTCCGCACCAAGCTGTTGCTGTAACTTAATTTCACCAAGAATCTCTAGAACCTTATGAACAATAGTGCCTTTCTCGGCTTTAATATTGCTCGGCCCTTTCCAACCTAAATTATATTCAAGAAAATATTTCATCGGACACATCTCGTGGGAGCCGTAAGAGCTACTACGAAGATATGTAATAATCATTTTACCTCTATGTTTTCTGGAACCTGTATAGCATCCATCCACTCCCATTGGTGGAGTATTTGATACAAGGCTTGGTTTTGATCGGAAATACTCATTTCAGCATTATCAATAATAGCATCAAAGTTATTCCAATCGTAATTTTCCTTATCCAAGGCCAACTCACTTGCATGAGCATCGCTGGAATGTTGACCACGAGTCAACCTAATTACTTTTCCTCCTCTTTTTTTGACTGCTTCAACTTCATTGGGAAATCTACAGTCTGTAATCACAGCCATTTGGCTGCCATGTTCCGTAATTCTATTTAGAGTTCCTTCGGCCCAGACAGGCTCATAAATCTTACGAAAGAACTCAGTTCCTACAAACTGCATAACTTCTCTTGCAGTCATAGCTCCTTCTGTTTTTTGACCTTCAACACTTTTAGGCATATCTTCCCATTTTAAATGGGTTGCTTCATTCTTGTTCTGATCAGTGCCGTAACATTGATCATGAGTTAATCCCAAGAGGTTAATGCACACATCTCGTTTCAGGCAGTCGGCAAAGCTATAGCTTTTAATAAAAGGCCAAACAAATTCTGCACAAAATTCTCTCACGGTATTGTTATTTCTATCAACGTCAAAAATGCCTTCATAAGCATCGTCTCCGAAGATATCACTGATCCAAAGTCTTCCATCTGTTCTAACTTCGATTTTTTCTCGGACAACAGCGAGTTTTAGCATTTCAATACCAAGTAAAAAATTAAAAGATGTGTTTTTACCTGACTGTTTTCTTCCACAAAGTGCTAGAATTTTTTGACTCATATCCCTAAATCTTTCTTTACTTGTTTAATAACTGGAGATAATTTTGCTTTAATTACTTCCACTTCATTATCAGCAATATCGCCTTGGCCAATTTTTGGTTCGTAGATTTTATAACTATTTCCACAGGACTTACGAATACCCTTTGCAGCTATTCTACCCGCTTCATCGGGGTCTGTCAACACAATTAATGATAAAGCACCAGATCTATCTAAGATATGTCTTTGGCCGTCCGTTAAATGCGCACCAAATGTAGCTAAGGAAGTATGAAAACCAGCTTCTTCTAATCTCCAAACATTACCAGGACTTTCAACAATTATAGCATATCCTTCTTCGGCGATACGGTCTTTTGCAAACCAATAATTATATAAATAGTCCTCGCCTTTAAACCCGTGATTATGCTTCCATTTACAGAACTTCCATTTAGACCTTGTGTCTGGGCAGGAGTGAGAGGGATTGTGGTAAGTTTCACACAAAGGACAAGCGTCCCAAATAGATCTACCAGTACAGCCTATTACCATTTCATGGTTATCATCATAAATAGGAGCGACTGCCCTCATAGACATTTCTTTGCCAGGGGTTGTACATAACCCGACATCATATTTTTCTAAAATTTCAGAAGAAAAACCTCGGCTTATAAAGTATTCAGAGGGAATGCTTAATCCTTTAGTAACAGTTTCTCTTGGTAGGTTTAAGCTTTTCTTTGGTTCGTCCCTAGCATAGATATTTTTCATTTGACTGCTAAATTTTTGTCTTTCGATGGCAGCAAAATCAATTTCAATATCTGAAAAATTATCAGTATTACCAGTAAAAGCTTGTAAAAATTTCACAGCTTCTGGAAAAGGGCATTCTTTTTCTACATCTTTTTTATCGCCCCAACCATACTTCGTTCTTGATAAATAACCTCTAATAAAACCAATTAATGTTGGATGGAAATGCTCATGGCAACCATGAGAAAAACATCTCCAATTACCTATGATTTGATCTCCAGTATGGAAAATATTAAAAGCGCTTTTTCCTCCTCCTCCATGGACAGGACAAGCCCCAACGTAATACCTAGAAGTTCTACGCATAGATTCTTTTAAACCAAGGTATTCTAAAAGATCTTCTAATTTTTCGCCTGCTGCTTTATCCAACACTTGGAGCAGGCCTTGGTTATGAACTCTTTTATTCGAACGGGATTTGGTCATCGTTATCATCTTCTACCACCACAAAGTTATCGCCAATGTTATTTAGTAAAGCGGGGTCAATCTCAATAAGTTGAGCCTTATATTTATTCATTTGAGCATTCACATACTCTCCAAAATCGTGACCAGGACCATAACGTGACAAAACAGTCACCATCTTTCTATTACCTAGTTCTGGCCCATCCTCAGCAATTTCTTCTTCTGACTTATGCTTTAAGATGGAGAAGCTTGTGCAAAACCATGTTAATCTATCAGAACCAGATACAACTGCCGACGTTTCATTGTCAATACCATCTCTATTCAACTGCGTAAAAGCTAGAATTGGTACTGCGTACCGTGTTCCAAAATTTTGTAATGCGGTCATCATCATTCCAAGCATCTGGAATTCTCGGACTGCATCGTTAACACCCTCCATATCCATCATTTTTAGGTAATCGTAAATAATGACACATTCCTTTGCGGTGCCATCTGGGTTTAAGCCTACAGTAGACTGTACCCATCTACGAATAACATAAAGCTGATCTTCAAATGGCTTTCCAGCAATATCAATACGATAAAGAGGAGACTTCGCTATTTGTTCGGCTGCATCGTGAACATTAGCCCTAGCAGCAGGAGAATCAGAAAATGCTCCAGTTTTAATGTCTTTGATATCTTGGCCACTAATAGAGGCCAATAATTTATCGGAGATGTCTCGATACCTACCCTTTTCGATCATTTCTGTGTCAACGTAGAGAACTGGAACACCAGATTTTGCGATATTGTACGCAACATTAATTGATAACGTTGTTTTACCAACTTTGGGTCTGGCCCCAATCATAGCTACACCAGGATTAAGACCACCACCAATTGATTCGTCAAACTGAGGGAACCCTGTACTAACACCGATTTGTTGACATGGGTTGTCTTCAAGATATTTAACATACTCTTCAATCCCATCGCCGACTTGAGTAGGCTTTAATTCGCTCTCACCGTCGAACATTGAAGTAAAGTCGAAGATTGTATTTTCCGCAATGCCTAATAATTCAGACACAGCTTCTGTTCCATCAATCTCAGACATCTTCTCTTGAAGAAGAGCACCCTGGTCATGAATAAGTCTAGCAATTTCTAGTCGTCTTAGTTTACCAGCAAATCTACGAACATTTTGAGGAACTGTTCTAAGTGCTAGAATACTGCTTAAATGCTTTGCTTCTTCTTTTCGTTCTAAAATATGGTCTAGTTGCAGTTCTTTTGCAGCAGAAAGAATAGAGGGCAGGTCTACAACTGCACCATCTTCTTTGCATATGTGTTCAAGACATTTAAAGATGACCTTATTAGAATCGACTGCAAATGTATTAACCTTTACCAAATCTGTAATATCCAAAAATAAATCACCGCCATGTTGGCAAATACCTGCCAATACAGCTCTTTCCGCAGCAACATCTTGAACTACTGACATTTATGACTCCTGTGAACCGTGGGTTCCTCTTCCAGCGCAATCGTTACAAGTCCATTTGGCTCTTCCTGAGTCTGGATCGACATAAACCAAAGATGGGTTTACGTCAAAATACAGTTGACAGGACTCACATTGAACTTCCGCAAACTTAAATTCTTCTGGTCTTTCTGAAACTTCTCGGCCTCTCCAAAGTGCCTGATCAATCTTTGAGTCTGCCTTATGAGAATTACGTTCTCTCATTTTATCAAACTTGTTGTTTCCATCAAGCCTAACAGACTCTGTTCTTGCCAATCTTCTTCCTCTACCTTGCTTGGGAGTTGTTTCAACATTAGCATTACGCCGAGGAGCAGTTCTGCCTCTTCCTCTAGAACGTGCTTCTGTTTGTTGCTCAACTTCGTCAGGCATAACAATTCTTTGTCTAGGTTGAGAACGACCAGGACCATGGTCAATTATAACCTCTTCAGAGCTATTGTCAACTGAATTTATGTTTTCTTTTCGACTTGTATCTCTTTCTGTTGGTACTTCGACTTCGCTTTCATCTTGATCATTGGTGATACTGTTGATGATATCGCCAAGTTTAGCCAGTTCTTCTGGAGAAAGCGATTGCAATTGGCTAATAATATTACGATCTTCGCTCATTTGAATCACCTATTTTATTTTTAAATACTAAAGAAATTACATAAGATAAATTCTTGATTCCGCCAGACAGATCATTCAATCTCTCGATTCTCTGACTAGCATAAATCATAATAGATTGAAGCTCTTTAGCTGCTGAGTTTTCTTTACAAATTAAAGAGGCTCTCATCTCATACTTTGTATATTTATCATAATCATTAAAATGCGTGGCAATGATCGAATTCAATTCCGAATCTGCCCATGTTTTAATGGCTTTATCTCTATTGAGACATCTCTGTAGATAAAATGAATACTGAGAAAGTCTAACAGAGATAGCTATAGCCCGATCTGGGCTCATTGCTTCTACAGTTTGACGATCCATCGACAGGTATTCCTGAAGCTCATTCTCGTCGCCTGGAGGAACATTAACTGGTAAACCAATCTTATTTTCATATTCATCTAATAATTTATTTCTGTCGGCCAATTTTTGCTTAAATACGCTCATATCTGATCCGTCCAATCTTCTTCTTCATCGTACTTGAAAACAATCAATTCGATTCCATTGATCTCACACCACTCAGCCTTATCTCTGTCATTCTTACACTGCCTCATAAAATCCTGTGTGGTATTATGAAACATTGAGTTGAAAGAGTAATGTTGTTGACCGTGAACCTCTACAGCTAGTTTACGCAAAGGGAAGTAAAAGTCAATATATAAAGTTTTACCTTTACGAACTTTTACCCTTACTTCTTCAAGCATTTGCAATGTTGGAAATCTAGATCTTAAAACTTCTCTAGCAGCCTTATGAAGAGAGGAACGTGGGCGAGTATCGGCATGAACTTCTTTACCCCCCATATTCCACTTTGATTCATAACCATCTAAATCATACACTTTCATCTGATAGACCCATCATGTCTCTGAATTTAGTGTTAATTTCATCCATAAGCTCAGGGTTTTCGATAAAATAGTTTCTAACTTTATCTTTTCCTTGAAGTTTCTCTCCATTTGGAAGAGTAAACCATGCTCCACCCTTTGAAATAATACCAAGGTCTAAAGCAACATCAATTAATTCCATTGCTGCGTCAAGACCATACCCAAACCTAAACATTGACTGGCAGGTTGTTTCACAAGGACCATTTAGCAATGGAGCACAGAAACATTCCCAATTAACCTTTTTACCAACCTTAACTTGATTGCCATCAGATCCTTCTTTCCAGTCTTCAGACCAAGCCTTTAGTTTAACGTCCACTTGATATTGGACCTTGTTTCCAGAAGCCTCAGCCCAGGAAGAAAATCCAAATCCAGTGTTTGCAATCTGGTGAGTAATTCCAACGACTATAGATTTATTAATCGGTATTACGTTTGAAATTCTTTTGCAAAAAAGAGATAAAAACTTAGGAACATTATCTCTGTACTCTTTATCATCCCAATCCTTTTCTCTTCCCTTTTTACTACAAAGCTGAGAAAAAGAATCAAAGATAAAAATTGATCCAGGCTCTTCGTTAATATAAGCTTCACCCATTTCTAAGTAATTTTCTGCCGTCAGAATCTTACCTGGACTTGAGGTATAGATTTGAACTCTTCCATCTTCAAGGTGCTTTTTCATATTGTGGATACCAAGCAGATCCCGCTTATTAAGTCTTCCTTCAATATTAAAGAAATGAAGTCTTCTGGGATTATCCCATGTAGTAGGGATATCTAGAGCATTGGCGGCCATTTGAAGGGCCATGCTTGTTTTACCAACTTTAGGAGCACCAGTTGGGATAACAAAGGAACCAAAGGGGATTCCTCCTCCCAACATCGCATCAATCATAGGACTGATTGGAACAACAACTTGAGGCTCATTGACGATATAATTGCCAGTTACGATAACACCATCACCAAACTGTTGTGCAAATTTCTCGTCTAACGAGCTAATACTTTCAGTCTTCTTCTTTGTCTTCGCCATTTTCTTTTTCCTCAATGTCAAGAGCCAAAAGTTTATCAAGAGCAGAACCACCAAGACGAGCTGTTCTTCGCTTGGGTACTTCTATTATACGCTCTTTAACAGGTTGTCGCTCTTTCTTTTCCTTTTCTGCTAACGCAACTTTAGCGTCGTATTCTTTTTGTTCCTGATCAAGAACTTTAATAATCCACTTAGGAATCAATGTTCTTATTTTCTTCTGCTTAATAACTTTTATGATGACCTTTTCGTCATATTTCTTTAAAAGTCTGTGGGTTGCTCTTAATTGAGCTTTAAAAAAGCTGGCCCATTCATCTAGATTCCAGAATTTCATAGGGAGGTCTTTATTATGAAACCTCGCATTTTGTTCACAAACTAACTCAATGATGTATTGAGCAGGAGTAACCCATCCACCAGGAGAATATCTTGACGGATATTTAGATTTTTCGCTTCTTTCTTTAGGCATTCTGAACCAATAAAATATGTACCAATAGTTCCATCTCGTTACGATAAAAAGCCGTTTTATTTGGAACTATAATAAAATCTGAGTACCCTAATGTATCACAATCATCAAGACTAATCTTTATTTGCTCTATCAATTCTGAAATCATCTCTTCTACTACATCTAGTCGCCCGTCATTAAGATAGGTTAGTTTGATAGCAGCAGAAAATGTTTTTTGTTCGATAAAGTGTGGAAATAAAGATAATATATCATCCGAATAATAAGTGAAATCTTTTAAAGCCTCAGATTTTACTATAGGTTGAATAATCTTAGCAAATTCATTTTGAGCGTCCAAAGCATGGTTCATATCTTTTCTGGAACTTTCAGCCCACCATGTGGTGAACTTATAGCCACACTGTTTTATAATCGCCAAAAACTCTGGACTTAGATTATTCATTACATATACTCGTCTCTTGAAGGATTGTAAACATTCCCGCGAGCTGCACGAGAAACGCCTTCTGTGTTATACGACTTCTTGGCTTCATCCATTCTCTGAGACGCTGCCTGTGACATGATGGCTACGCCTTCATTGCCAGCTTCAGTTTGCTTTTGAATAAAATGACCAGCGCTCATTCTATTAATACATGCTGCATAAAGCTTAGATTCGGTTTTAAAAACAGCGCCGTTCTGAGCTGCATGTACTAGAGCAGAATGGATAATCTTATTAGCATCATGCTCAGTTAATCCCGCATTGCGGAGCTGCTTAAAAGTTGCAACGACAATCTCTCGCTTTGCGACATCTTCAGTTCTGATGGTTTCTTCTTCGGGCACTGGTTCTACTTCTGATTCTGTCACTGGGGCATAATCGGTTGGAGTTTCAGTACTTTCGGCACGTTCAATTTGAGCGTTAACTACAGTTTCATGAATTTCGTTCAGCTCTCCGTCTATATATCTTTTAACAGTTTTTGGAGATCTATCAATAGCTTCCGCAATACTTTTTACAGAATCTCCTCGGCTAAGTCCACCTTGAATTGCCATTTTTTCAACATTTGTTAATCTTCCTGTATTAGCCATTTTAAAAAGCCTCTCTTTCAGCGTTACGTAGATGCGCTGGATTCTTTGATTTTAGAAAATCCTTGTAAAAATTAAATACCCGTTGATTCACTTCATGATATTCAAACTCTCTTTTTCCTGAGTGATGTAGGAATTTATTGTGGCGTCCTTCATCCATGCCATTAGGATTGAACAATCTGCCGTTTGAAGCTCGCCGAATATAGTAATGAGAATTTCTACCATCGACACTTACTTCTTTGGCAAATGCCAAATCTCGATCTTCTGCTAAAACATCATCAGACTCATCGCCCAAAATAGGGAAATCATGACCGTCGAGATAATCATGTTTACCAAAAACAGTGTAAACCGTTACGTTTCTATTAGGAGCTTTTCCCAAGTGTTTCTCAGCTGATACGATATTTTCTTCTTCTACCACATTATTAGGATGAAAAATTGCATTATCTACATCTCTAACCCTAACAGACTGATTTTCTTGTAATTGTTTTTTCATTAATAAATCCTATCTAAAAAATCTTGTGCTTGTTTTTTGGCTTCTTCAAAATTATTCCCAATAAAAGTAAACATTTTACTGGAACTTTCAACAGGAAAATGTACGACTTTTCCAGAAATTTCTTTTTCATGTATATTACAAGTCACTGTAATTATTGCCTGATGAGGCGCATTTTCATTAATTTTTGTGTCCTCAATAGGACTTTTACTTACATGTACCATTTGAATAATTTTCCTTATTCTAATTCACTTCTATGTACGATTCTATCTCCTACTTGAACCCAGGATGGTTTACCATCGCTTTGCCGATACTCGTAATGCTTAGAATGAATTTCTGCTTTTTCATCTTCGCTCATACTAGATGCCTGTTTATCAGCCCAAGACCCCAAGGTATTCGGCATATGGAAAGCTCCATAACCAAATAGTTGGTAAAAAGTTTTTTTCTTCTTACAATGTGGGCACGACTTTGGTTCTTTTTCAGATTTCTCTGAAATTAAACAGGTAATGCTGAAGACTTCTCCACAGCCACCGTCTTCTGGATCACACAAGTATTCATAGGTTGGCAT